GAGCAGGAATTTATTACGGACAACGCTCTGGGGTTATGGTGGGTTGAAGAAGAAACCGACTTGGTGGACTACATCACAGACAAAACGGGGTGGTGTATTAGTTCAATTAAATACTGCCCGAACCGACCACACCCGTTAACCGCATACAAATAACTTTATATTAATTTAATATTTTAATGGGGTTTCGTGGTTGACATATCCGTAACCCCCATGCTAATATAAGTATATAAATTATTTCCTAATTAATCATGTTTAACTTTACTACTTACGCTTTCGGAGACTACAACACATACGGAGAACTATTATTAACTGACTCCAACGTATGGGATTTTGAATTCCCACTAACTGCTGAAGAATTAGAAGATGCAGTGAATGAGCAAATCTCTGAAGCGGAAGCATACGAAGAAAATAAAATCAGAGACTACTACAGTTACTAGGGGGTACACCCCCACCCTATGGGTGCGTGATCGGCAGGTCGGGGGCGGGTTGCCCCCCTTATATAAAATCGCAAGGTACCATTAATCTATAAACGACCCAAATCGACCTCTAAATCTAAAACGCACTTAATTTACACAGGGGGTACAGAAAATTTTTCGTGTGTAAAAATGCCCACAGGGATCACTTGCAAAAAATACAAAGGTACTATATACTGGAAGAAGTGAATATCATGAATGAAACACGATTCTAAATCTCAAATCCAACCGATCACAACAGACCCAATTACAGGAGAGTATAAGTTAACAATACCTGAGTGGATGATTAACGAGTATGGTTGGTATGAGGGAATGAATCTTGAATGGTTTATTGATATCGATGGCATCCACATACTCGAAGAGGAAGAATGAAAACTTATCACATCTATTTGCAGGACAGGTGTTTATTTAAGAATTTGAATGAAGAAGAATTTGATATTGTATGGAATAAATTATATACATCATATTGGAAAGAGGAGATAACCTACTCAGTAATTTCGGAAACCCCTACCAAAGTCTTTGAAGAGAGTTCTTATTGACAATATAGATAATTTGAGTTAGAATGAAATTGTAATTACAACATATTATGGCGAAAGGATTTACAGTTAAAGCAAAGTCACCAAAGAAGAAGGCAGCAACAGTTCCAGAATTTGATTATGTCAAGGCAAAGGAGATGATAAAAGGTAAAACAGTTGTATTCTGTTTACCTGGTCGAGGAGTCTCATATACATTTCTCAAAAGTTTTGTATCATTATGTTTTGATTTGGTACAGTCTGGTGCAAGTATCCAAATCAGTCAGGACTATTCATCAATGGTTAATTTTGCCCGATGTAAATGTCTTGGAGCAAATGTTTTAAGAGGTGCAGATCAGCTACCTTGGGATGGAAAGTTAAAATATGACTATCAACTCTGGATTGATTCTGATATTGTATTCAACGTTGAGAAGTTTTATCAGATTCTATTGATGGATCAAGATATTGCAGCAGGTTGGTATTGTACAGAAGATGGAAAGACAACATCGGTTGCACATTGGTTAGAAGAAGAGGATTTCCGCACAAATGGCGGTGTAATGAATCATGAAACAATTGAAAGTATAAGTAAAAGAAAGAAACCATTCACAGTTGATTATACTGGTTTTGGTTGGTTATTAATCAAGCACGGAGTTTTTGAGCACAAAGGAATGCCTTATCCTTGGTTTGCTCCAAAGATGCAGGTGTTTGAGTCAGGTGAAGTGCAAGACATGTGTGGTGAAGATGTTTCATTCTGTCTTGATGCAAAAGAGGCAGGATTCGAGATCTGGTGTGATCCTCGTGTTCGTGTCGGACATGAGAAGACAAGAGTGATATGATGGCAGTTATTACGATACTTGTGATTATATTCATACTTGTTTTAATGCTACAGTATTATAATCCACATCACTAACATGGGACATGGTTTTACAGTTGTCTTCTGGACAGCACTTGGACTTTTCGCTCTTTACCAATGGGAAAACCGCAAGAAGAAAAAAAAGTAGATCGTTACAACATTCTACGCAAAGGCAAGGTCATTTTCTGGAATGTATCTGAGTCAGAACTCTTTGACATTATGGAGGATCTTGCAGTTGAGTGTTACTATAATAAGACACTCACATCACAAGACATTACTTATGAACCTTATATTGAGGAACCACTAAATGGCTAGAAAAACAGGAATTATGGGCACTGCTTATGATACAGAAGCAAGACCCAAAAAAACTCGTCAAGGTCGGGGAAAACACTCGAAATATTCAGCGACCTCTCGTAACTCGGCTCGTAAGAGATATCGAGGTCAGGGTAGATGAACGAGATTCAAAGAACAGCAAGTCGAATTCGGACTCGATATATTGCTCTTGCTGCTTTGATTACATCTGGAATTACTTTCAGTTCTGGATTAATCGTTTTTTTGTATATGAAGAGTCCAGCTTTTGAGAATCAATTGTTAGGGCAGGTCATGAAACATATGGATTGGATTATTGCTGACGAGTTTGAGAAACAAATCAAGCAATTAAAACCAAGACCTGTTCCTGATCCAAATGATCCGAATAAATGGTTTTGGGATTATGTTGAAGAAAGAAATAAAAGAATGATTGAAGAACAAACCAATTGGTATAAAGATTAATGTCAACCTTAATTACGAATCTACCCTCTTATGAGGTATGGGTAAGAAAAGAGTACTTGACTGACCATAAGAGTGGTCATGGTGAATTTGTGAAAGGAGTATGGGTATCTGCAAAGAGCATACCAGGTCGTGCTTTTTACTTTGAGACTTATCTACCCGAATATGCTGCAATGTTTGATAAGTTGCCAATATCCGCTTTTCTCTCGTCACCTGAGATACCCGATCCTGATATGACTCTTCATAATTTACAGTTTTGGAACTGTATGGACTATGGAGTCATTGCAGTACAGAAGCAATTTATCGGTTCAATGCACTATGAAGTGTATACAAGGGACTTTGGGAATCAAACAGGCACTTATATTTGCACTTTAGACAATTATCATGCTGATGTAGATGCTGTTGACTACTCAACAAGTGAACAACCTGCCGAACATAAGTCACATAATCTATTAGAACTTGATAATGGACAGTTTTGTCTCTATCCAAACAATAGAATGAGAATATATGACAACAGTATTACTCCAGAAACACCAAAAGTGCCTGATTTTAAGGTTTCAACAGTGTACTATCAGGTTGAAAACGGTCATGATCGTGATGGATTGGGTTCAGAAGAGAATTATTTTTGGAAAACAGCAAAAGAACGTAGTGAAATTGAAGAAAATACAGAAAGAAAACCATTTGATCCAGAAACTGAACCAGAATTAGGATGAAACACGTAAAAAATGCCCATATGGGCACTCATTTACTCGTTGAAGTGTATAATGTACCCTTTGATAAGTTAAATGATGCAAAAAAAATCGAGCAAGTGTGCGTTGATGCTTGTAAAATTGAAGGTGTACAGGTATTAAACGTTCACACACACCAATTTGACCCTTATGGAGTTACTTGCAATCTATCTTTAGGTGAAAGTCACCTTTCTTGCCATACTTGGCCAGAAAAAAATTGTGTTGCATTTGATATTTTTACTTGTGGATCGAAAAATCCACGTTGTGTTGCCTTTTGGGTGCTTCAATATTTTGATACTGATGATTATGTAATGAATGATTATGCAAGATAGGGTATAAATAAATCTAAAAGCATTAATAATGGCGATTTTACGCAAATCTAGAGCATTTAAGGACATCAGTTTATCTTTTTCACCTCATCCAGTGACAAAAGATCTTCCTGTGCTTGTAAATGAGAGAGCAATCTCAAGATCTGTGAGAAATCTCGTTGAAACAATACCAACAGAGAGGTTTTTTGAGTCAAATTTAGGTACAGATGTGCGTGATTCTCTCTTTGAGAACTTTTCACGATCAACTGTTATGATTATTGAAGATCAGATACGTGAAGTCGTGTCAAATTATGAACCAAGAGTCAATAATGTTGGAATAAAAGTCAATGCACAACCAGATTTAAATAATTTTGAGGTGAGAGTCTTTTTTGATATTGTTGGATTACCATTTCCAACTCAATCATTCTCCTTTTTATTAGAACCAACGAGATAATATGCCATATACACAGTTTACAAGTCTAGATTTCGATGAAATCAAGGTACAAATCAAAGATTTTCTTAGAGCGAACTCAAACTTCACTGATTTTGATTTTGAGGGTTCTAATTTTTCAGTTTTAATTGATACTTTAGCATATAACACTTATATAAACTCATTTAATGCTAATTTAGTTGCAAATGAATCATTTTTAGACTCCGCAACAATTCGTGAAAATGTAGTTTCACTTGCCAGAAATATTGGTTATGTACCACGCTCAAAAACCGCTGCAAGAGCGACAATCAACATATCCGATGTAAATCTAGGACCAACAACTGATGCCACTCCAAACTTCATAACCCTTCAATCTGGACTTATTTGTGTTGGTAGTTCTGAGAACACAACATATCGATTTTCTACATCAGATAATATCTCATCTTCTAGAGTCATAGACATAGGTGGTAATTCATTTGCACAATTTGATGATCCAATCACTGTTTATGAAGGAACATACTTAACAAGAGTGTATGTTGTAAATAACTCGGTAGACCAAAGGTTTATAATTGATAGTCCAAATATTGATAGCTCAACTTTAAGAGTATTTGTTTCAGGCACTGCTGATGCTGGTCTTGGAAGACAATATCGTATGGTAGATAATATATTAAACATTGATAAAAACTCAGAAATATTCCTTGCACAAGAAGTTCAAGACGAAAAATATGAAATTTTATTTGGTGATGGTTTGTTTGGTAGAAAATTAGAAAATAATGCAATAATTACTGCAAGATATATTGTTACTGATGGAGAGACTGGAAATGGTGCATCAAATTTTAGTTTTCAAGGAACATTTACTAAAAGTGATGGAACTCTATTTACTCCATCAGATAATATAACTGTTACCACTGTTACAACCGCTTCTAATGGTGCTGAAGTTGAAGATGTGTCGTCTATTAAGTATTTTGCTCCTAGACTCTACTCAGCACAATATAGAGCAGTTACACCAAGAGATTACGAAGCTATAATTCGTGATATTTTTCCTCAAACTGAGTCAGTTGCAGTCATAGGTGGAGAAGAATTAAATCCACCTGAATTTGGAAAAGTTAAAATTAGTATCAAACCTAAAAATGGTACTTATGTGTCGGATTTTGACAAAACACAAATTAAGAATAAATTGAAGAGTTACGCTGTAGCTGGTATAAATTCAGAAATTATTGATC